TTCTATTTCTCAAATAATTCGCTAAAAGTTTATTTCTCAATCGGTTAAGTCAAACCGAGAAAAATCTAAAATAGAAGAAAGTATCGTTGAAGCTAACGCAAGTATCGCACTGATGATTTGCCACAACCTCATCTTCTTCTTGTATCCCTCCGATTCCTTTTGCAGTCTTGAAATGTCCAATGTCAGTCTTTCAAGCTCATCCTTTCGCTGCTCACGTTCCCACTCTCCATTGAACCCTCCTTGCCTTACAAAACGTATGCCTTTCTCGTTCAGCTTGAATATGCCCCATCTATCCAATGTGGTAATATTATTCATTGCTCCATATAGGGACAGCAACAAGTTCACCTTTTGAAGCAACACCCTGTCTGTACATCCCTTCAGCTCCGTATCTGCAAATACTACCTCACCTCCTTTCTCGAATGCTTGCCTAATTATCCGTTCAGCTATTTCTTCTTCCAAATCCATACTCTTTTAACAACATCATATTTAAAGTTGAACGATGCAAAGTTACCGCATTCAGTAAATCCCGGCAAAAAAAAGGGACATGTTTGACAGCACGCCTCAAATAAAGCCACACAAGACACCATTATAGCAGGCACATACCATTTACCATCAAAAGAAAGAAAGCCTCAAATATGGCACCGGTCAAAGCCACAGGACATACAAACATGCCGTATCTCCCACATAGTCATATACTGCATACCTTGCATTGCATAGTACTACAGCATTACCGATTAGACACACCCTATATAAATAAAGGAAAAATGTCTAATCCAAAACCATAAAAAGAAAGTAACATAAAGAAAAAGTGAGCGAAGCGAACACCGCTCTCCCTTTTATTATGAATATAATGAAAGGGGTTCATACACACGCTGCATAGCGAGACGCCAACGCAAACGCAAGCATTATCAAGGCAATAAATAATATTATTTTACATAGGAAACCAAGGGACGAACATAAAATATCACAACATTGTAAAAACATGAAAATCCAGAAAAAAAAATTAAAAAAAAATTCGGGAGAGGACGGATGTTCACGGATGTACCGACATA